ATGCGCGCAATGATAGGATATACATCGCTTGGCCTTGACGTGCATAACGTGGCGGGGCCTTTAATAAAGCCCTCATCTTTTCTGTCGGCGGCACCTGACTATCTACCGAATGACTCCTGTTTCTTAGAATTTGCATATTCTCGGGATTAATATATATCAAGTCTTCTTTGAGCGTTCCTTGTCTATGCTTTAAAATTGCCACTGCTTCTCTTGCTAAAATTTTATTTATTTTAGGGTCATTTGTCATACCTTTATACCTTGATTTATATGCTGACGAATTTATATAGGCTCTGTCTACTGTCGCTTTCTTTACAATTCCACGGTGTCCCTCTTCTTTGTTTGTTCCTTTGTATTCGATACTTTTCTTCGGTATTCTTACAGGCTTGTAAGGTCTGCCTTTTGTTCCGCCTATCTTCTCGGCTGAGTAATCTCGCTTCAGATACCCGTTAGAAGCGTCCACAAGCTCCTTCAGTCTCATCTTGTTGTATTTATACCAGTAGTCCTCTTTTGTCGTGTCTAGCCCTGCTGCGGCTTTCACACGTCGCTCTCTGTCCCACTTTCTCATGTTTCTTTCGTAGGACCTTTGCTTTTGCTCCATCTGGTATACTCTGTCATTTTCTTTAGGATTTACAGGCTTGTTGTAATCTTCGCTTATTCCTGGAAAGTATGCGGTAAATGAATGCCTACAGTTCCATCCGCCAAGTCCTGCGCCTGTTCCGTATCCTGTGGCCTCATAAAAGTTCTCGTAATTTCCTTCCGGATAGTTCACCCAGAACACTTTCCCTTGCCAGGCTGCGTGGCTTGGTCTGGCTCCCATGTGGGCACTCGTTTGTACTAGATTTATATCTAGCTCATCAATGACCGATTTCTCGCAAGCCAGGGCGTTCTGGTTTACTGCGGTTCGTACTGCCAATCGAACGGCCGCCTCGATTGATCGTTGAGCACCGCTTGGGTAGGATACTTTTGTTAGGCCTTCTCTGCATAGCTTGTCTATTGTGTTTGCGGTTGCTTGATCCAAAGAATAGGCTCCGCTTGATACCTGAAGATAAGCCATGTCGTAGTATCTCATAAAAGTGTCGCTAGCCAGCTGAGCTGTGGTCCTTGTTAGGTTCTGGATATCTCCCCACAGTGCTGATGTTCCTTTTTTGATCTGGTCCGAAAATTCTAAACCGCTTGTGTCGTATCCTCCAGCCTCTAGTCTGTCGAAGGTATCACGGATACTTTTATAAGCGCTCTGTTGCATAATCCGGTTGACTTCTTCTTCGGAAGTATGAAGTATCTCAGCTAGTCTTTTGTTAATCCAGTCTTGCTGGAGTCCTAGCTGCTTTAGCTTGTTGTTTAAATACTCCGCTGTGCTTGTCATAGCGTCCTGATTCATCTTTATTCGCTCCGCTATGTCCACCAGTATTTCTGTAGCCAGTTCCTGATACAATTTTTCTAAGTCATCACCTACGTTTTGCAGGTAGTTCGGTTCTAGCATTAGGCTTCACCCTCTGGCCCCTCTTCGATTTGTGTTCCTTCTTGCTGGAAGAACATACTTTGAATTCTGTCCGCTGGGTTCTGTGTTTCTCCGGTCATCTCTCTGGCTGTTTCTTCGTCCTCTCCGTAGTATCGGACGCGATATTCCCATTTCTGTAGGATGCCGGCCGAGATTTCCTGAAGCATTCTTAGGCGCTCCGCTTCCTCATCTGAAAACATAGTGTCGTCAAATTGAATTGTGATGCGAACGTCAGGATCAAGCCCGGATATGTGGCACTTCTCTTTGCCTAGGATGATAATCGATCTCGTTAGCTCTGTAAGGGCTTCCTGGATTGCGATACGTTGCTTCCAGACGCTTTCTGTTAGCTCTTTATTGCTTGCACGAACCTGCGTTGCTGTGGTCATGTTCTGGATGCTGAACTGGTATCTATTTTGTCCAAGTCCGCATTTACTTGATAAAAGATTTAAATTGAATTGAACGTTCTCTTTGTTCTCGTCAACTCGAAGGCTTGGATTGTATTCCTCAAAAAGTCGAGGTTTGTCTGGACTTACTTGTGTTCCCGTACTTACGTATAGGGATTTCTCCAAAGTTGCACCGACGTCTGGTTCTTGCCTTACTGGTACTCGTTCGCCTTTGTCGTTTATCGCGTAGGCTGTTGGCTTCATGCTAAATAATGCCTGATCCATGAAAACCTTTTTCTTTCCTAGCAAGGTATCCATGAATAAATTGTCGTACGCCAAGTCGCAGCTTTCCAGCATGTCGATTGCGTTTGCGTAGATTGACATCCCCAGTGGTACGTCTGCAATGTTGTTTTCAATGTTGGGCTTTAGGATCACAAAAGGTTTGCAAGGTAGCTTGTAACTGATTGCTTCGCCATTTGGTGCTGATACTCTTTCATAGCCTACAGCGTCTCCTGCCACGTTGTTGATTTTGAAGTAATAATTGTATATTTGGTAGCCTTCTTGCTCTTGCTTGAATACCTGGATGTACATGAAACGCTCCCCGTTTTGTGTGTACTCGCTAGCCAGTGCAATTTCTGAGATATCTTCCTCGTCATAGGTCAATGGCACGATTTTCTGCGCGTCCTTGATAGCTTTGATTTGTACGCTCTGGGCACTCAGCTGTCCTTTGTTTACTGTTGGGTTTACAAGCTGCAGATAGAAGCACACGGTCCCTTGTGCGAATTCTCTCTCGACCGCTTTGTTTCCTAGCTTCCAGAACTTGCTGTTTCCTAAAACTCCGCCGTTCTGGTCTTCTTTGTCTCCGGTCAAGAATTCTTGTGTGGCATCAGTTCCATGTTCGTTGCACTCTACCAGGATTCTGGTTTTATCATTCAAAAGTAAATCGGCCCAGTCTTCACAGATTTTCTTAGCCATTCGCATTTGCTTGCGTTTTACTTGTCTGCTGTTTCCGCTTTCGTTCTTGATCTCGTATTTATGAAAATCTTGAACGTAGCCTTTCCACCAATCGTTCCAGAATTGAATTTTATTGTAGTAATCTTGGACTTCCTGGCTCACAGGATATCCTAAGTCCTTTAGTATTGTGAATAAAACTTTCATTTAAGTACTCCTTCCTGTGATCAGGTCCATAAATGTCGACCAACTGTAAAAATGGGCATCGAATGTATCGACGTCGGTTGTGAAATCATCCAGAATCTTGTCTTCCTTCGATTTTGTATCGTATAGGGCTGTGCTCAAACTTTCGACCACCATAGGTACTGCCTGGAACTTCATCTTGTGTCGGTTCAGCAGCATGTTGTAGGTCAGAATCCTTGTCTTCCCGTCTATCTTGCGGCAATCCACCACATTGGTTGGGAAGCCTGCCCTTTGTACGGCTACTCGTATACTGTTCAGAATTACCTGTTCTGCGTTATCTACAAAAACGCTTGATACCACGAAGCCTTGAATCCATAAAGCTCTGATCAGGTCGACTGTCTCTGTGCAAAGTCTTTCGGCATCTATAGTTCCTTTAGCGTGTACGACTTTACGTTCTGCAAAGGTTACAATCTCAGAAAGGTCTGCCGTGATTCCTGTTACGATCAGGCTACTATGTGAACGTGTTCCACCTATGTCCAGGCCTATGTTGATCATGTTAAAAAGTGGGAGTTCTCCTTTGACTTCCCACTCGTCTGGATTGTCTGCAAACTGTGGAAAGAGTAGCCCTTCCGCGTTGCACCATTCTCCTAGTATGTATCTGTTGTATAGGACTGTCCCTCGATATTCAAGTTTCAAGTTTTCCACGAATTCCTGCGGCAGAAACGGATTGTCTTCAATCGTGTATTTCTGTCGGAAGATGTCAGCTCCTGATTCTAGAAACTTTAAAAACCAATGGTTCTTGTTGTCTGGGTTGCACGTCCCGTCAAAGCAGCTATACGGTTTATCTAGACGCGATTTTAGCATGTCAAATACTTTCTTATTCCAGGTTACGACTTCATCCCCGTAGCAGTACGCTACTGAGGCCCCTTGTATCTTTGTAACCTGGCTTTCTTTGTCTGCGCCTATCGCGTAGCAGTTACGGCCGAATAGTCGCACTGTGTTGTCTGGTCTTACTCTTCCAACTAGTTCTGGGCCATACAATTCTCGCATAGGTTCTAGAACGTTTCTTTCAAGTGTTGACTTTGTGTTTCCTATGAGGAACACGTGGCCTGGAAGGCCCTCTATAGCTCGAATTCGTTTCGGGATGATGTAGTAGTCCAGCCACGTCTTTCCGCTACGTGTAGCCCCTTCTTTTATGTTCCAGCGGCTTGGTTTATGATTCCAGAACTCTTTCTGTTTCTCAGTTAGTTCCACTATCGTCTCCGGCTACTGTGTCCATAGCTTTCAATAAAAGATCCAGTTTCGTAATCTCTTTAGAAGGGTCTCCTTGCTTCTTGATCTGTTCGGCTTGTGCGTTCATCAGCTTCGTTCTGGCTCTGTCTAGGCTTGTGACTGGTTGCTGTCCTGTAAGGTCTCGAATGAACTCTGCAGCCCTTACGTCTCCGCGTGTAGCTTTGTTGAACATGGTTGCTGCTAAAAGCATTTGATTGCTGAGCTCATCATCTTCTAATCCCATGTCGATCAGCTTCTCTTTGTTTCTTTCGCTTGGCTCCAACTCTAGGATTGCAGCCAGGCATTGTTTCAGCTTCTTTTTCTTTTTCTGGACTTTCTGGCTTGCGGCTCCGCCCTTGCGTCCCATCTCTGCAGCATTCTCTTTCGTGAACGGCTTCAGGTTTTGCATTGGGTCTTTGCGCTGTCTGGCCGCTTCGCTTTTTGTACGTCCAGCTAATCCCTTAGCAGGCATCTGATATCAGCTCCGCCTGTTCTCCGGTGTAATCTTCCCAGCGCTTGATAATTACATCGGCATAGTGTGGATCATACTCCATCATGAAGCACCTCCGTCCTAGCTGTTCGCAAGCCATAAGCGTGGAGCCTGAACCTCCGAATAGGTCCAATACGTTTTCTCCAGTTCGGCTGCTGTTCTTGATCTGCCTTGCAATCAGTGGAATTGGTTTCATGGTTGGATGCAGATCGGATTTCGTGGGCTTCTTCTCGTCCAGAATCGTTGTGTCCTTGCACCCCCCCAGGATTGATTTTAGAAGGTCTTTAAGCTCGTCCTTCTTCATGCTGTCAATGTCCAGGTTCTCTGTGTCTTCGAGTACGGTTACAAGGTTTCTAGTGTTGACGAAGTAATGGGCTGCGCCATCTTTCCATCCGTAAAGACACGGCTCATGCTTCCACTGGTAGTCCTGGCGACCCAGTGCGAATGTGTTCTTGTTCCAGATCAAGGTTTGTCGGATGTTTAGGCCTGCGCGTTCTGCTGCTTCCAGAAAGTTCTTGCTCTGTGTAGATGCGTACCAAATGTAGAAGGCGCCTCCAGCCTTGAGCTGTTCTGTCATGTTCTCGAAAGCTACTTTTAAAAACTCGATAAAGCCCTCGTCGTCTTCCCATGAGTCGTTATCAATAACCAGTCCGTCGGTTCTTCGGTGTAGCTGTTTGGCTTCGCTTGGTCTCATATGCTGTCCTAAGGCTACGTTATACGGTGGATCAGTTACGACCATATCCATAGTAGCGTCGCTGCAAAGCTTTTCTACATCCTGGCGCTTGGTACTGTCTCCGACCATCAATCTGTGCCTTCCTAGCATCCAGCATTGTCCTCTTTTGGTTGTGGGTTCTTCCGGAATCTCTGGCTCGAAGTTGTCGTCCTCTGCGATTTGTTCGTCGAATGTTTCTGTTTCAAATCCGAAAGGCTCCATATCGAAGTCCATGTTGTCTAGCTCTTCCAGTTCAAACTGTAAAGCGTCAAGGTCCCATTGTGCTGCTTCCGCGACTTTGTTGTCTGCCAATCGGTAGGCTTTCACCTGTGCTGGTGTTAGATCGTCGGCCTGGATGCATGGGACAGTTTCTAGGCCTAGCTTTTGTGCTGCCTTCCATCTCGTATGTCCTGCAATGATGATCAGGTCTTTATCCACCACAATCGGTTGCTTGAATCCGAACTCGTCTATAGATGCTGCGACTAAATCGACGGCATCTTCGTTGAGTCGTGGGTTGTTCTCGTAAGGCTTCAGGTCGCATGTTCTTATGTCTGTAATGTTCATGTGTGTTCACCTCTGTTGTATTAAAAAAGAAGCGTTAGCAGCTCAAGGTTCTCTCCAATGAGAGGTCTATCCTGTTTAGCTTCTAAGGCTTCTTTGTTGTCTATGATTACCCGGAGCGCTGAAAAGAAAATAAAATTAATGTCCATGATTTGTCGTAGCTGACGTTTGACGTTGTCTGGAAAGCACTCGTTTTTTATAAAGGAGGACGCTCCGGGTAAAAGAAAAGAGGGCCCTTTTCTACCGGTCCTCTTTTACAAGTACTAATATACCACTTTAAAGTGGTACACAGTGGGAACTCTTTAGCTTTTTGTGAGCTTTTTTACTTCCGCCATCAGATGCTTATATAGCCCCCGTCTTGTGTATCCATATTTCTCAGCAACTTCTTCAGCCTTGATTCTATGAATGTACAGATCCCATAAGATATTCTGGTCTTGCAAGTCTAGAAGTTCTGTCCATCTTAGGTCCGTCAGTCTTTTCTGGAAGTGATGCAGTTCTTGTTCTTTGGCTGATATCTCTTCAAATAAACCGAGCGGGCTGTGGTACTGATGCTGATATGTCGGCATAGGCCACTTGCTTTTTTTCTGTTCTGCAGTCAGTTCGATTCCTCCAGACTTTGCAAGGCCTGTTGTCTGGTGGTTTAGTACTTCCAATTCCTGATTCAGTTCAATCAAACGGTGGCAGCAGTAGCGCACCGTTTTTAGTTCTGGAATTAATTCGTCGTAAGTCATGTTTTACCTCCTTAAAGCTTCGATTAAGGCTTTTTGTGTTATGTTCTTGTGTTCTAGTGCATCCAGCATGTCCTCGTCTACTGTGCCTCTAGCTATGATCTGATAAATTGTCACGTTTTGTTTCTGTCCTTGTCTGTAGATTCTGGCGTTTGCCTGCTGATACAGTTCAAGGTTCCAGTTTGGAAGTGTGTACCAGATTGCGATATGTCCACCACGTTGAAGGTTAAGCCCGTGTCCTGCGCTTGCTGGATGTAGAAGAAGCACGTCTATCTTTCCGTCGTTCCAGTCCTTCACATCTTTCTCACTGTTTAGACTTCTTACTTCGATTTTTTGCTTCTTCAGATGTTCTGTGATGCGTTTTAGTTCGTGTTTGAAGTAGTAAAACACCATCACAGGGTTCTGGTTTGCTGATTCGATCAAGTCGTCTAGTGCCTCAAGTTTAGCCGCATGAAGGGTTGCTACTTCTTCGAGCTTATTTCCTAGCTGATCGCGTTTATAGATTTCTCCTGATGTCATTTGTAGCAGCTGACCGCATAGCACTCCAGCGTTGGCTGCTAGCAGTGATTCGTTGTTATCTAGTTCCAGAACCTTCTCACGTTTGAAAGCGTGGTATTCTATCATCGCTTTTTGAGGTAGCTCGATTGATTTTTTTAAATACTGATCCGGTGGAAGTTTGGCGCAGTCTGCCTGATCCAGACTCATGCATACGTCACCTATTTTCTTGTATATTTTTTCCTCTGCATCTGGTCTTGGCTTCCAATCGTATACGATCATCCCGTTTCTTCTTCCTGGAATTAGATATCTTTCTCGAAACTGAGTTAGCGTTCGACCTAATCTTTCTCCCTGGTCAATCAAGTATATCTGACTCCAAAGGTCCGGGATTCCTTTCGGCGCTGGTGTTCCGGTTAGGCCTATAAATCTGTCAGCTAGCGGCATAACTTTTCTTAGGGCTCTGAACCTCTGACTTTTTGGATTCTTGAAGGTTGATAATTCATCAATCACTACCATGTCAAAGTCAAAGTATTTGTTGTCTACTAGCCAGGTAACGTTCTCTTTGCCTATGAGATAAATGTCTGCCTTTTGTTGCAGTGCTTTCTCACGTTGCTTTGGAGTGCCTGCTATGATTGAATAGCTCAAATCCTTAGTATGACTCCACTTTTCTATTTCTTCGGGCCACGTGCTTTTTATTACGCGCACAGGGCCTATGATCAGAACTTTTTCTATGTCGATTAGTTTTAGAAGGCTGATGATCGTTAGCGTGGTTACGGTCTTTCCGGCTCCCATAGGGAGAAGAAGTCCACACTTCTTATGATCCAATCCGAAGTTGATAGCCTTCTTTTGATAGCTGTGAGGTCTAAATTCTGTCAAAGTGTCGCTCCTCCGGTATGATTCCTAGTTTCAACATGTTCGTTAATTCGTCCACCTGGGCTTTTGTGCTGATGCAGTATACTTTCATACCTGTTGCCCGTATTTGGGCTACTGTGGCTTTTTGTAGGGCTCTAGGCTTACCGCCTGGCCTTTTTACTTCTACAAAGAAAGCCTTTGAATTATATGTGATCAGTCTATCTGGCACGCCTGCGTTTCCTGGGCTTACAAACTTCCAGGCTTTACCGCCTAATGCTGATACCTTTTTGATCAGGTAATTTTCTACTTGATTTTCTATCATTTCTGGAAGAACTTCTTTTGAAGTTCGCGGTACCGCTCGGCGCATTCTGGACACAAATCTTTGTTGTCAATTGTTGTAATCCAGCCCTCTGGAAGTCCTTTCCAGGTTTCGATTGTTTTTCCGTTTTCAATCTTGCTCTTTTCGATTCCGACTGATGTTTCTTTTCCGCATCGGTCGCACTTGATATACATTCTATTTTCTTTCATGTTCTATTCCTCCTCTAGCCTTTTAGCTTGTCTTTCCTGTTTTGCTTGAATAAGTTCTTGAATCTCAGGCCTTTCGATTTGATAATACTCGATAAGCTGATCCATACAAATCAATGCATCCGCCATTTCTTCGATCAGGTTATTTCTTAGTCCTTTGAACTCTAATGGCTTTGTTTTTTCTTCCGGATTGCGTACCAGTTTAGATATTGCCTTTTGCAGTTCTGATAGTTCTTCCATAGCGACCAGGCTCTGCCTTTCGATTCCGTATCGGTCCATTGTTTCGTCGTTGACTCTTGCGTCCATTTCTACCATAAAGCCTCTATATGTTCTGATGTGATTTCTTTTCATTTCTGTGTCTCCTTTTCTTGCTTCACTATAGTTTTCTAAAAGTTCTTCATAAGTCATTTCTGTGTCTCCTTTTCTAGTTGACTTTTGGCCCTGGAAACGGATACGTGCGGAAACGCCTTTCAAACTCTTTATATATATACTATATTTTCTCGCGCGCATATATATACGCATATACTGTATTACACTATATATATTATATATTCATTAAGTTAGTAATATTTCTGTTTCTACCGTTTCCAATAGCTTAGAAAGCCTTATTTTATGCGGTGATTCCCTGGAAACGCTCTATGGTTTTAGCGTTTCCACATCCGTTTCCTTGGTTGCCTTGTATTTTTTTACAGCCGTTTCCAGCGTTACCTAAATATGGTTCCTGTTTTCCCATGTGAATTTAGGGTTCAAATAAACCCGTTGTTTGCCATAACAGGCTCCCCTTTGTCTTGGCGCTGGTCCTTTATTCCACCCTAAACTTTCCATAATCGCCTTGAGTTCTCTCTGGTCCACGGGTGTAAATTTATTCTTTGATCCATTTAAAACTTCGCACCAAATTTCGAGTAAACTTACGCAGTCTCTGATGTCTTCTCCCTTGTTCTTCGGGTCTTCCAGCCATTGGGTTCTGGCATATAAATCCATATCTTTCCAGCCCTCTGGTAGCTTTCTGTCTAGATAATCCCGGACCATGTCCTCTCGGACACTGGTAAACGTGTGCTCTTTTTGCATCTGTTCGGCTCCGGTCAAAGCTTCGCCCTGAAGGAATAGCTTTTCTCCGTCCTTGAATCTCTGCTTGGCTTCAGCCCAGATCTGGTCTCGTTCTTTTGGTAGATCATCAAACACGACTTTCTTCGCTTTCGATATATCCGTATTTATCGGCCAGAATCTTCGGTTTCCTGTGTAATCTCTTAAAAACTCGTCATCATTCGTGGTTCCGAAAAACACGCACTGTCTCGGGTTGTCTGTAACCCTTCTTGCGTATGCTTTTCTGTATCGGTCGTCCCTCTTGCTTATAAACTGCTTCATGGATTCGATATCAGCTTTTCTGGCTGCAGATAATTCGGACCATTCAATAACCCATGATCCATGCAGGGCTTCGTAGCCCTCTTTCCCTGAAATTGTTGTGATTGAATCTGAGAACCAATCTCCGCCCATGATGCTTAGCATGTGGCTCTTTCCGATTCCCTGATGTCCTACGAGTACCGGCATATAGTCCATTTTGCATCCAGGCGTGTAGATTCTGGCCACTGCGGCCGTGAATGCTTTTCTTGCGACCGCTCTGCTGTACTCTGAGTCCTCGCTTCCTAGATAGTCTATAAATAGAGTGTCTAGTCTTGGTATGCCGTCCCATTCTAGTGTGTCTAGATAGTCTCGTACTGGGTGAAAGCTGTTTCTCTCCTGGACGTAGGCTATGGCGTCGTCTACTTTTCCTTTGGCTACAATGTTGTATTTCTTTTCTAGATAGTATCTGAAGCTTGCGTCGTCCGTATCCGTCCAGGTCGGGTCGCTTGGATTGTAGTTCCACCAGGGCAGGTTTCCCTTCTTGACGGGTTTCTGTGCGAACAGGTCGTTGCCTCCGACTCCGTTTTTAAGCTTTGGATCATTTAAAAGTATGCGGACTATGTTGTCTGTAGTTGGCTTGAAGTTTCCCTTCTTGTCCATGTCCATAGCATCCAGCCAGTCCTCGTTTACTTCTTCTTTACTGTCTTCTACTCCTTGCGAACCCCTCGCGGTGTCGTCCTTGAAGTCGTCCCAGTCTTCATGAATCTGTTCTTTCTTGTCATCTATAAGCTGCTTCCGGGTGCCCTCGTCGTGTTCCATTAGTTCGAGCATGTGTTCTGTGCTTGCTGGATCGTCTGGCCACTTGTGTATCCTTACAAGGTCATAGGCGTTGCATAGCTGCTGCCCTGTTGGGTCTGTGTTGTGATTACTGTATGCGTACTTGTCATCATATATAACTAGGCCTCCAGCTGTGGAGCCTTTCGTATAAGTCCAGCGGTTCGGGTCCTCTGTCGGGGTGTATTCCTCTGGAATAAATGTCTCAATCGCTTCTTGGATCGTGTAGGCCCTGCAGAAGGCGCCAATCCATCCGGACTTAGATAAAGGGTCCTCCTGGTGTCTTATATCGCTATGATGCAGTTCTGTCTCTCTGTTAGAACGAGGCCAGTAGCTGATGTCATGCCAGTCTCTGTACTGCGCCAGGATGTCGTCCGGGTTCAGGTACACGTTTCTGTCTCCTAGTTGTTCACAGATGTATTCTCCGTCCTTACTGGTGCTAGGCCAGAACATCATTCGTGCTGGCTGATACGTCGTGTCGTCGAAGTATTCCATTCCGATTGTACTTGCAATCCTTCGAGCGATTGCCTCGTACTCTTCCGGTGATACTCCTCTTTGTAGGGGCAGGATCCATCTATATTTTGGCTTTTCCGGTGTGTGCTTATGCGTTGAGTAGATCACGCTGCAAAAGTCGCACGTTATTCGGATCAAGTCTAAAAAGTCTTTGTCTGCGAAGTCAGCATCCAATGTGATCATACTTCTTGATAGAACGCTTTGATTGTTTCGTCTGCCGTCCTTTAGTTCTCCGGCTACGAATCCACCGACATCCTTGATATTGGACTGCTGATCTTTCGACATGTTCTTGTACTCTTCCACCGTCTCTTTTGTTCGGGTCGTTTCTTTTAGTTTTTTTGTGAATTCACCCCAGGACATTTCCTGGTTGAAATATTGCTTTTGTTTTCTATTTTTGCAGGTTGCTATTTGCACATCCTTCAGCCTCCTGTCTATTCTTCCGCTATAGGATAGCCTCTAAAAGTGGGATTCGTTACCAGATAAATATCTAGATGTTCTCTTTTGATTCCTAGAAGCTCCGCTAGTTCACTAGCTGTTAGAACTTTTAGCGTTTTCTGGTAATCCGGACTTAGAATATAAAAGATTCTCTGCTTTCTTTTCATTTCATATCCTATTTCCTATTTCCCCGATAGGCCACTTTCTGAAGCTCGTGTTTGATACTTTGCAGTGTTCCTTGCTGGAGTGTCCCATTGGCCTTGATCTCTTCTAGAAGCTTTGTAGTGCGTTCAGCGCGCTTGCTGGCGTCCTCTGTATCGCTTTCTATATATCTGCAGACTACGGCTAGAGCGTTTGCGATATTGTCTAGGCGGTTGCAGATACGGTCTGCGGCCTGGTTGATCGCTTTTTCTAGCATGTCTGCATTGTCGAAGCTGGCCATGTCTTCCTTCCGTCTTTCTTCGGGTGGTTTGTGTAGATAGCTTAGCCGAAGGGCTATAGCGTTTTGACTTCGGTTCTTTAATATAGAGCCGTATTCCTTATAAATCTTTGAACTGCTATAGCCTAGGGCGTCTAGCTGCTTTAGAAGGTTGTCCTCCTGCTGTGTCCATTTAATACTCATGTTCTATCCTCCTAGCCTTGGTGCTTGTGCTATATCTAAACCGAACACTTCTTTCAAAATGCTTAGAATGATCAGTGCTGCGGTGATGTAGATAAATGCTACAATTAAATCTTTCTTATCTATCATTTTTTTAGTCCTTCTTGTAATAATCGGATATAAACCCATCTCCTACTAGAACCAAGTCTGGCGCCCAGCTGATCGGCTTAGCCATTACGTCTAGCAGTTGCTTGAATTTTGTTTCTTTTTCTTCCGTCGGTACTTCGCATATAACCTCGTCGTGCACGTGCATGATTGTTTTAGCTCTGATCTCGTCACAGCCTTTTAGCGTTTCGCATAGGCAGTCCCTTGCGATAGCCTGAACCACGTTCTCCGTAAGCTTTCCACCCCAGGTGTTTGTCCACTCCCACTTTCGTGTTGTCTGGTTCAATCCTAAAAAGGATACCTGGCCATCCTTGATTCGTGGTGTAACGTAACCTAAAATGCGCCCGTTTGGTAAAGATATATAGATGTTACTGCCGCCCTTGAAAACCTTCATATTTCGGTCTAGGGTCGTGATTTTGCCGTCTGTGATTGCATCCTCGAAGGCTCTGCCTAGTAAGTACCAGAAGTCCTTGATACGTGGTGAGGCTTGTCTCCATTTGATTACAATCTCATGCTGCTGTTCTTGGCTTAGTCCCATCTTGCTAGCTCCGAAGGCTTCCAGTGCTGCCGTTCCACCTCCGTATCCGAGGGCAAGTTCGGCAATCTTTCCCTTTTGTCTTAGATGTCCATTGATTCCGTGCTTTTCTACAGGCACCCCGAACATCTGGCTAGCTGATGCACAGTAGATGTCTCCACCGTTCTTGAATACCTCCTGGCGCCAAGTCGTCCTAGTTAGCCAGGCAATCACTCGAGCCTCTATGGCTGAGTAGTCGGCTACTATGAAGGATTTTCCCTCTGGTGGTGTGATTACGGTTCTTAGAATCGTAGCGAATACATCGTTCATGCTTGGATATATCAGTTCTAAGAGTTCGAAGTTGCCTTCCTTCACGAGTGTTCTTGGTTCGTCTACCTCGTCAAAGCTTGGGCGTGGGAAGTTCTGCGGTTGGATCAGTCGGCCTGCCCATCTTCCGGTTCTGCCTCCAAAGAATTGGAAGGTTCCCCTGATGCGGTCATCTTCTCCGCACGCTCTCTGGAAGGCGTCATACTTCTTGACGCTTGTCTTCCCTAGCTCCTGTCGTATTTCTAGGGCTCTTCTTGTTTCTGGCCTTAACTTGCCTTTTAGAAGGTCTTTCACGGCTTCTTTGTTCAAACTTTCGACGTCATGTCCTTCCTGGTCAAGGATCCACTTTTTTAGCTGTGCTACGCTCTGCGGATTTTCTAGCCCTGTGATGTATCTTGCTTCATCCATGAGTGCCATTCCATGATCTAGACTGTAGGACTGCACGTTTTTTATGATCTGCGTATCTACGTGAATTCCTCTGTCGTTTATCCTCTGGTCTCTGTGCCAGTTTTCCCATTCCTGATCGGATACGGGCACCAAGTTATTTAGCTTGGTATAAATCGCTTGCTCAGCTTCCACGTCTCTTCGGTTGTATTCTATAAAAAGGTTCCATTTCTCCGGGTCGTGCTCAGGTAGGTTCTTCCATCTTCCGCCGTTGGCTTTTGTTGGTTTGCAAGGCTTGCAGAAATACTGGATCAGTCTTTTACCGGTAGCCAGTTTCACTTTGTCTTCTTCAATCCCGAGTGCTGGTCCTAGTTGTCCTAAACTGGAAGGGTAGCCGTTCTCTGATGCCATGATCATAGTATCTTTCCATTGCTCTGGTGGAAGGAATCCATCCTCTGTTAGTTTCTTTTTCATGGCGTCTCCTAGAGTATTTCGCTTTGCGTACTCCTTGACGTATCTGGTTAGACATACTCGTTCGAAGTTTGCGTTGTGTGCCACCTTCGTTATGCTTTCATCCGCTAGCGCTGATACTAAAGAAAAAGGCAGATCTTCTTCCATTAAATTTAAAACTTCTACTGGATCATCACCCCAGGCGTATCCGAATAGAAGTATTTTGAAGTCTAAACTCTCTGCGTATTTATAAACCCCGCAGGCTGCAAGGTCGACGCTGGAGTAGGTCTCCAGGTCGATATGCAGTATGGGCTTTTTACAATAAGGCACTTAGGTCGTCGCTTCCGGTTTCCTCATCAAACTCAGAAGCGTCGCCGAAGTCTGCGGTTACACTTGAGTGTCCTCCTAATGGTTCTCCGTCTTTTACTTTTAAAACGCTGTTAAGTCCTGCAGCGATTCCTGTACCGACTTTGTTGAATGGATAGAAGTTAAAGCTTACAGCACCATAGCATCCACTATATACATCTTCCAGAATTGCGTTCTTGTCGCTGTATGCGTATGTTACTCCGTTCTTGCGGTATCCAACTGATACAGGATTGTTGCTCTTTACTGCTAGCATGTATTTGTTCTTGAACTCTGGCGCACTGTATCTTTCATCCGCGTCGCAGTCAACCAATAAACCGCGTGTGCTTCCTGGTTCTCTTTTTAGCGGTGTAGCTTTGGCTTTGAAAGAAGCGCCGTAATCTTCTACTCCGTCTTGAACGGCTTCCTGGTATCCCTTAAGGATTCGTGCTAACGTCTCCTTGTCGTCCTTGTCAATTAATACATTCACGCTATATTTGGCGTCCTGGCCCTCTGCAAAGGCGTGTGGTTCTGCCAAGTGGCAGTATACGAATCTAACTAATTTTGTTTTTACTTGTGACATCTTTCTGTTCCTCCTAGTTTTACTCTTTGTCGCATTACGTTTTTAAGCTGTCGCTTTAGATCGTTTCTGTGTGGTCCTGGTTTACTGTTTCGAATCTCGGCTCGGATGCGGACCATCTTTTCTTCGAGCCGCTTGATATCCTCTTTTGAACTCATCTTTTAATCTCCTGGGCTTAAAGCCCATCATGTGTTCTGAAGGCGAATGGATTCCTATCAGTCTTTTCAGTTTCCTAATCAATGCCATCCTTGAAGTCATTTGCTACACTTCCAAACTCTGGGCGTTTGTCGGATACCGGAACCAATGTAGGCTTGCCTTGTGGCTTCTCGATATATTCACCAACGATTTCTGCAAAGTCTTTCTTTCCGACTAATTTTTCTAGAGCCGTGATAGTCTGAAGCTTTGGCTTTGTCATGATCTGGTTGTATTCAAAGCCTGCGTTCTGTAAAGCTTCAGATGCCTTAGACTCATCTGTTATCTTTCTTTTGCTTGTTCCTTCTACAACTTTATATCCTTCGTATTTTGTTCCTTTTAGCGCCTGATCCAGTGCGAACTCTTGCACCTCTTTTGCCCAGTCGATAAGTCCAGGCAGTTCTGGCAAAAGCTCCGCAATTTGCTGATCTGTTAAAAGCATCCCGCACATTCGCTGATATCTTTCGTCGATAGCTTTCATCCTGGCAGCGCGTGCGTTACAGTTTCCCTTGGCCCTGCAGAACTTGCACCAGTCTCCTGCTTGCCGTTCTCCTTCTCCGTTCCAGGCTTCAATAGCTGCAGGCTTGACTACATTTTCCATCCAGTCGGCTAGTTCTTGCGTAGTAAGTTCCCAGGTGCTGATGTGATCGCGTCTAGGCTGTACGATATGAAGCTTAACTTTTTCAAAATCATATAAGCAATCGTAAAGTGCCATAACTCCTGCAGCGTAAATGGTAAGCTGCGGATTATGTGGAGCATTTACTTTGACGCCTTTTCCGAATTTTAGGTCTATAACGTGGAGCGTGTGATTACTTACGATCACAGCGTCGCTTGTTCCGAATCCTTCCGGAATCCATGGAGTCAAATCGACTTGTACCTCGATAAAAAGATCCGCGATATCGCTTTTCTTTTTCTCTTTGTTGTATACCTCTAGAACATAGTCTTTATAAACGTTTGTAGCCTCGTCCATTTCTCCGTTAGCTGCCTTTACTTTTCTTCTTGGATGTCCTTCGATCCAGTTACGAAGTTTCTGTTCTGCTACACTGTGGGCCTCTGTTCCTTCCGCTGCGTAAGCACTTGGCTTTTCTTCGAATAGTTCCTCCAATCTTGCGGAAGGGTGGCAGTGAATCCATTTGTTGGACCCACTGGCTGATAAAATCGCGTGTTGACTAGGCATGTAGAGCCTCCCAGGCTTCCTGATATTTCTCTTTAGGAATGTCGCAGATCTTGCTTGCACCCATCTGAGTTAGGAATACCTTAAGTACGGCTACTCCTTTTTCTTTGGCAAAGGCGACGCCGGCTTTCTGTAAATCTTCCAATGTAATTGGTTCTGCAGTCGGATCAGGTTTAGGCGTTGGCTTTACTGGTTCCGGTGTAGGCTTTACAGTCTCATGAATAGGTTCGTCTTGAGTCGTCCAATCTTTGGCCATTGGAATCTTAGTCTCATTTTCTTTTTCTTTACGAGTTGGTGCTTCCTTTGTTGGTGCGTTTTCTTCCCACGGGAATGTTTCAGGCTCAGGCAGTTTTTCCTCTAGCCCTGCGCGCTTTAGGTCTAGCTCCTTGGCTAGCTCTAATACTTTTTTTGCATCTTCGATTTCGCTTGTTGCGAATTGCAATGTTAATTGATAATACATTTTCTAGTCCTCCTTTTCTTCTATTTCTGCGCCTTCTAGGCTTTCGCTTAGATTTACTACCTGCTGTACAAGGTCTCTGACTGTAGCCTTTGCAGCGTGTGTCATGATATCTCTGTACTTCTCTGGGCTGATGTCTAATGTATCAAGAAACGCCATCATTTCCGCTCTATGTCCTTTCACGTTTGCGCTTACGTGAATACCACTTTCATCTCCTGGCGTTAGCTTGACCGTTACTGAGAAGAGTGTTAATGCTTCCTCTGCAGGTTTTTCTTTTTCAATAGTGATCATGTTTATTCCTCCTCTGTTATTTCGCTATTTGCTAGGATATCTTCAATCGTTGCATCCCTATCAATGCTCTTGAAATACCCCTTTTCTCTCATCTCGGTTAAAAGATTTATATTTTTGAACTGGTATTTGGATGAATAGCCTTGTGAACAGCTTTGTAATAAATCGATTTCAAAGTTAGTTAGTTTAATTGCGGGTGCTTTATAGGGCTGCTCTAGCCATTTTATTGCCTTTTCATGACATCTTTTCGACCGATCTTTGTTAAATTCGCAGTCAATGCAATTAATACGATCACATCGTTTAGGTCTTCCCTTGACTACCGCTAAATTCCACAGGCAATTTTCTAGAATTTCATGTCTAAAATGATCTAGATTAGTTTCCTGATTCTGTTCTTTATACTGTTCTCTATATTGCTTCAATTCCTCTAGCCATTCTGCAAGTTGCTTAGAGTTTTCTCCACAAAGATCACTCATGCACTGATTTTCAGATGCTTCTTTTGCGCGGGCAATTAGTTCATCTAACGTCATTCTTTCTTTTTCCTCCTTGTATTTTTGAACACGTGCTGTATAATATAAGCGTGTTCTATTGCTAGAGCCTTATTCGTTTTCGAACGAGGTCTTCTAGCCTTTTTTTATAGAACGCTCGTAGGATTCTACGACATTCTTTTGAGTGAGGCCTAGATACTGAATAGCACGTTTGGTCAGAATAATGTTGCTGTCGATATTTTCTAGACCTTCTTTTTTTATGTCTTCCATGATCTTTTGGAAGATCTTGCTTCCCTTTTTCCTTCCGCAACCTAGAAACTTTGATAGCTCGGATTTGTTCATATATCCTTTTTCCATCATCTCGTATCTGTAGGCTGCTAGGTTTTCTACTTGCAAAGCTCACCACCTCCTTTAATAAAGCATTTGATAGATCATGATCCAAATTGCTACGCTTAGCGTAAGGATCAGGATTATGAGCGCCATGTTTAGGGCTGTTACCAGTCCAGATCTGAATTTCTGTTTTCTGATTCTTTTTTGTTCTGCATAGAAGGCTTCCAGTCTTAGTCTTTCTCCGCGAAGGTTAATACCTTCCGTAAAGTCTGGAAGTTCTGCGCCTGTTGTTTTGTGTTCCATTTCTCTTTCTCCCTCCTAGATGAATTAGAGCAGTTTCAGCACCGACTCGTTTTTGCGTTGCACCCATTCTTCTCTGATTTTCAAGTCTTTCAGAAGGGCCTCAACCATAAGGACTTCCTCGGCAGCGACCTTTTTAGCGTAACCATCGTTTACTTTTCGGCTTTGGCATAAATCTATGTAGCTTTCCAGGAAGCTTCGCACGTTACATATGGCTTCCTGTTGGGCTTGCATTTGTTCTAAGTGTTCCCTGTACATTGGTTTCCTCCTGTTTTTCTGGTTCCTTGGCTGCTAGTGCTGGCTGAGCGTCTTTAGCTCCGGCAATGTAGCCTTGAATAAATGATTTTTGTTTTTCGTTAAGATTTCTCGTAGCCTCTAAAACTTCGTTAAAGTTTTTTTCGGTCTCCTTATATTGAAATTGTTTCAAAACTTTTTCTCCTTTCTAGGTTTCGTTTCAAAACCTTACAATGCTATTATAGTTCCGTATAAAAACTTTTGTCAACGATTTTTTATAAAATAGTTTTGTATCTTTACTTTTTTGAAGGATAGTGTTAATCTTTAGGTGTAAAAAAGGAGGTAAATATGAGCACTATAGGTGAACGAATCAAGGAAGTAAGAAAAACTTTAGGCCTTTCTGGTTCAGCCTTCGGTGAAAAACTAGGACTGTCTAAGGGTGCGCTTAGTAATATTGAAAGAAATGTGAACGGTGCGTCTGATCGTACTATTAGGCTGATATGTTCAGAATATTGTGTAGACTATTTTTGGTTAACTGAAGGAAAGGGTGAAATGTTTATAGACGATACAGAGGCCCTGATTGAAGCTCTGGCTGCCGAAAAAAATTGCACGCCTGAAGAAACTGATATGCTGAAAAAGCTTTTTTCTCTTCCAGAGGAACAGTTCAATTTAGTTGTGCAAGTTATCGAAAACTTAAAAGACGAGTAATCCTGTTTAGATCGGTTACTCGTCTTTTATAAAAGAAAAACGCAGAACCTGTTTCCAAGTCCTGCGCTCTTCCGTGTGTGTTCTATTGCTGTGTTCCGTGTCTGATCCAGATTCTTTGTAGGATTTTATAGGCCTGTTCAAGGCCCTCCTGGTCCATAGTCTGGAGCATGAATTCGATTTTCTTTTTGAGTTCCTCTATCCCATCTGCTTTCCCTTCTTTCTTAAAAGCTCTTTTCCTAATTTCCTACAGTTTACAGCTATAAACTTATTTTGTCAAACTTTTACGGTTATTATTTTGCATTTTTTATTATTTACTTTTTGAACCTAAAAGATTAATATAAACCTAGGAGGTGTAATTTATTATGAATAAATTGAATGAAGTCTTATCTTCCAAGCTCCCTGAGCTGATGAAAGAGTCTGGTGTCAGTCGTAGAGATTTGGCCGAGTATTGTGGTGTTTCTTATAACACAGTACGGTGTTGGGAGGTTGGCACTAAAGCGCCAAGGCCAGACATGGTTGTAAAAATTGCAGAGCGCTTCAACCTGAAACCTTTTGATCTGATGAGCGAGGCTTTTGGAGATTCTGCAGTAAAGCCTGTCCGCTTTCTGTCCCTGGTCGACGAGGACGGGTCTGTATCTAAGTCGAATAGCTCGTCAGTCTTCACTTCTACGGCTACAGATATTACGGCAGATTACATTTATGTTATGCCTGATGAAACTATGTATAAGGCGGATATTATCAAGGGCGACGTCTGCCTGATCCGCGCCACAGGTGCTATTCGTGCTGGTGTGCCTATGCTAGTGAAGTATCAAGGTAAAGCCATGCTGCGCTTTATTATTACGCATAACGAAACGAACCAGATTGCTTTACGTACTGCCAATCCGTATGCGATTGGGACTCTCTTCTCGACGGCCGACTTTCATGATCAGGTTCAAGTGTTGGGTGTTTTAGTCGCTTTTCGTAGAAATTATAAAAGGAGATAATCCCTTATGGCTCAGCAAAAGGACACAAAAAGGGGGACCTGGATGTTCTATGGTTCCTGTAAGGATATTACCGGAAAGGCTCAGCGATATTGTCGTCGAGGTTTCAAAACAAAAAAGGAAGCAAAAGAAGCCGAGTTTGCCTTCCGTCTGGAAATGACTACCTCTCGGCCTTCTATCACTTTGAATGAAATGTTTCAGTTATACTGCAAAAACGCAGAGAATATGTCCGTAAAAGGATCCACTCTCTATACGCATGAACATACTTATAAAAATCACATCCAGGATGATTTAGGAAGCCTGAAGCTTACGGCGCTTACGACTCCCGTTCTTGATCAGTGGAGAAACCGTCTGCTTCAAAAGAAAAAACCAAACGGTCAGCTTTATGCTGCCCCCACTTTAAATGGCATTTTAGATACACTTTCCGTTATTCTTTCCTATTCTGTGAGACTTGGATATCTTGAAGTCAACCCGTGCAGATCTTTGCCTATCGTGAAAGATAAACGGAACCTGAAAGATCAGAGTCTGTTATTCTGGGAGCAGGAAACCTTTACTTATTTTATATCATGCGTAGACGACCCGTATTGGCGTGATGTCTTTATGTTTATGTATGGCACTGGTGTTCATAAATCTGAAATGTTTGCCCTCCAATGGTCGGATGTTGATCTAGGCAAAGGCCGGGTGCATATTTCAAAAACATTAACTATAAAAACAGAATCGGCTCCGTGGGAGATTACTCCGCCTAAATCTAAAACCTCAAACAGATATATTGATCTACAGGATACCCTTCTAGATTGCTTAAGGCGTCGCTACACCGAGCAGCAAAAGAAGGACGGGTTCTCGTCCTCCTGGTTTGTGTTTGGCCATATAAAGCCACTTCTGGCGCCCAGACTGGCTGTTGCTTTGAAGAGATATATCCAGGTTGCTGGTGTTCCGCCTATCTCTCCTCACGGATTTAGACACTCCCATGCGACTCTGCTGATTCGTGCCGGTGTAGATGATCAGCTGATCGCAGAAAGGCTGGGCCATTCTGTTAGTGAATTAAGAAAAACTTATGCCCATATATATTCCGAATCTAGGCGTGAAATGCTGGATAAACTGAACAAAATTTTATAAAAAATACATCAAAAATACATCACAAAGTAGCTAGGCGCTTTATGTATAGGCGTTTTAGCTACTTTTTCTCAATGTTAAACATAGAGATGTTTTTTACATTTGTACTCGACCGAAAATCGAAAATCGGTCGATGAAAACGATTTTT